CCACAACCTAGTGGATCTCACAACCCAGTGAGTGGCGTTGTTGGTAGCGGTACGCCGCGCCACACGTCAAGAAATCGCTATACTTATCCGTACCCTGCCAATGAGCAAGTTCGAGCTTGGTGTCAAAAATGGCACCCCACTTGTGAGTTTGTGTTTGGCACTGGTGCACAACATTCGCATCCAAGAGCCCACCTCGAGCGTGAAGTCGCTGAAGATTTTGCACTGTCGAGGATTGGCGGCAAACGAATTTTGGATATTGGTGGCAACCCACTTCGGCATGCCTTGAAAAAGAGAGCTGATGTTTGGTGTTGCTCACCTATCGCTTGCCCAGAAGATGCTTTGAGAGCCCAGCGCTATGACGGATTGACCAATTATTGCACACATTTGGTACAGCAATGTGATTGCATTCGACCGGAAACCTATTTATCCGTTCATTCGTTGTATTACATCCCGAGGGTTGATGTATTGGATTTAGTCCAACGTGCTCCACTGTATGTTGTCATACATAGGTTTGACAATGTATCAGGGACCATGTTTGATGGTGAAGTCCGATACCAGATCACCCCAGATGCAATGGTTAGAATGAGCGTGGTTGGCACATCAGTTAGCTATCACCATCCAGCCCCTTTTTGGTTGTATGATGGAAATTATTTTGAAGCTAACGGTGTTGCCATGGCCTGGTCACATTTAACCAGTTTTGCCCATACAGATGTGTTTTGTATTGTTCCAGCAGCTTGTGGTATGCAGTCGGCATCCCCTGCTGTTGATGATCATCAAACAGCTGGGCGCTGGTTTACTTGGTCGCCGCCAACTTTTGAAAACACAAATTTGTTTGTTAAACTTCCCTCTGTCAGGTGCTTGTCATTATATGACCACATCTTTATGTTTCACGGTGACACCCAAGTGGTGACTGTTGATAAAGATGTGTTGAGACGTGCCAGGATTAAGATCTCTGGCTTACCTCGCACCCCAGACACATATGCCACACTTCAGGCATGGGTCAAACGTGAGTTGAGTACCTGTTTGAACCCTTTGGAAGTTTCTTACACCACGGCCATAGCATTTACCCAAGATGTACAAACTGAGGTAGAGTTGATGCACAGTGTTATTAAACCAGTCAAAACGTACTTGACAAAGCTAAATTCAGCTTTAAAGTTCGATTTTGGCCGCGTCCTCCCTCACGTCCCAGCCGCAGCTGCTTGGGGCGTTGGGTACACTTTTGGCGCCTGGGTCACATTGCGCGCGTTCAAGGTTCATTTACCGAAAAAGATTTATGCCTTGACCGCAGTCGCGGGTTTTTCCGCCGTTTTGTTTCACAAGCTTGAGCTCATGGCATCATCCCCCTCTACACTCTCGTATTTTGACCGGTATAACTCCTTCATGTCAGTGGACCCTGTGGTGCATTATACATATCCGCAGGTTCTTCCCTCATGTCAAGTTGAGCGCCCACTCGCCATGATGCAGAGTGGAGCCACCATTGCTGACCGCTCGTTTGAACGTCAACGCGTTCAAGTTGGGCCTGTCTTATATGGTGTCGGTTTACCAGAGTGTATTCCTGTTGTCAGTGCTAGCACAGTTGCTAATGAGGTAATTGGTTTGCGCAACAGAGTCCTGCAAATTGTCC